GAGAATTCCTTTGCAGCCGTAATAGATTGCTCGGCAGGCGACAAGAACATAGTCAGAATGCTCTTAAGAGAAGTTAGTGCTATGTCTGTTGAAAGCCCCGCGCGTGTCATTGTAGCCAACGACGCGCCAAATTCCTCTACAGTTATCCCCGCCGAGTGTGCCAACGCCGCCACCTTACCTACCCCAGCGGCCATTTCCGGGAATGTCGTTTTCCCCCGCTGTATTACGGAGAAGAACCAATCGGTTACATCTGCGGCATTCTTCGCCGCCAGACTGTATGAATTAAGCATTGTGGTAACAGCATCCGCTGCTACCCCTGTGTCGGTAACACCCGCAACAGCCGCAATGGCAGAGGCGTTTAATACAGCAATGGCCTTCTCCGGTGCGACGCTGGCTGACAATATGTCATACAGACCTTTTGACAATGATTTACTGCTATCCCCAAATTCTACTGTCATACTATGTAGTTTGGTTTTATAGCGGTCGAGAATAGGCATTGAATGCCGACTCAGCATAGTGCTGACCTGCGCCATTTGTTTCTCGAATTGTGCTGCTTTGAATGTCGCTCCGGCTATGGCAGGGCCTAATATCATGAAGGCCCGCATACCATACTTCCCAATTTTATCCATTGTGGGTTGTATAGCGTTTAGGCGTGTCTGCATCTGGCCCATACGCTTATCGACAAGCATACGGGTTTTGTTCATGGCGGCTTCGAGCTTGTGCATATGAGCATCAAGTTCTACGTATGCCGCTCCGAATCTTGCACCGCTGCCAAATGCCATTTTTACATACCAGGTACTTTCAGACCCAACGCTTGCGCACGGGCCGCGTAATCCGCGTTTGTATTCGGCAACGCTTTTGCCGTTTCGGAGGAAACAGGAATACGTGAGTGCAGGGCAAACAGTTGATATATGGTCAGGTCTGAAACATCATTCGGTTTCATCGTATACCAACGTATCATTCTCACGTAAATCTCAAGCCAAGTTAATTCTGCTCCTGCTGCCCCTGCGGAGGGTTTTCGCTGTCACCTTCATCGTCGTCCTCTGCGGTTGCCGTTCCGGGGCGTGCGGTAACTTTGTTGACGTATATGAAAAGGTCCGGGAGATCCATAAACTCGAAAAGCCCCCCGGCCTCTTCCAACGTCATCTCGGTGTGGCCCCCACGTTTTAAGGAACACCAAAGAATGAACAGGGCACCGTGCGTCTGCTCGAATTCCCGTCGCACATCGACCCAAGGCATTGGTTGCGTAAGCAAGTCGTTTATAATCACCCTGCGTTCGGCTGCATCCATCTCTTTGGCAGCCGTCTGCATAAACATCCTGATACGCTCCGAGCGTATGTATTGCTCGAACGCTCCCCAGTCCGACACTTTGATGGGTGCTAGACTATATTCCTCATCACCCAACGGCACAGTGATCGATGACCCCACCATTTGTGCAACACTATCATCTTTCTTTTCAGTAACCATAACCTAAGTCTCCTTTTTTTGTTGTAGGGCACTTACGCCGTCTCAAACGACAACAGCCCCGTTCCCTGTATGGTGATAGGCTCTTCTATCACCGCATCCACAGCCACATCCGTATTGACGCCGGAGATGATACCCCAGCCCTCATACCTCTTTGTGTTGCCCTCGTCGGCATAAAGTTTAACGATTAGCTTTGTACCCGGTGGACACGCAGCAATAAACGTCGCACTCAACCAATGTTTAGCCGCTGTGGCCGACCACCCGGTCAACGAGGAAATATAGGTACGCAACCCGCTGCTCTGAAAGTCTGTGGTTTCCAGTACCGCTGCCTCATTCGTAAGGTGCCAGTCATAGAATCCCGCGACCTCAGAGACCGTGTAGTAATCATAGTCCCCCGTTATAGCATTCCCACCGGCCCCCGGAGCGGCTGCAAATGTGATTGTACCGTCAACCGCTACTGTATACAGATCGCGGCTCAGCGCCGCAGCATCCATATACACTACAACCGAATCCTCGTCTACATTTACGTTCGCTGTATTGAATACCGTCTCGTCGCCAGTACCAAGGGCCTCACCGGTAATATCATTAGCTGCACCCGTCTGCATGTAGACAGCGCCAACTTTTCCTGATGTCTCAGCCATGTTTATTCACTCCTTTCATGTGCACTGGCCATAGTGTTTATGCCGGCGGTGTTAATATACCTGTACCCTGGAAGGCATAGTCGATTGTGTTCACCCCATCCACTGTAACACCTACGGCGGCACTCGTGATAATCGCTTTACCGTGATAATTTTTTGTTGCGGTTACGTCGAGTGTCAATACATCTACTGTTGCACCTACTGCCGGAGCGGGGGCCGCAGCAATGTCATAACCGGTAAAGGTACCCGACCACCCGGTCAACCCTGAAATATAGGTCCGCACTCCGCTATCATCGAACGCCGTGGTTTCAAGGGCTTCACCGGTCCACGTGAGATGCCACTCTCTGATACCTGCTATGCTCCCTGGTCCCGCATCCACATCTCCGCCGATTCCTGATGCTTCTCCTGCCATTGTTCAAACTCCTTTCTACACTATGTTTTTCTTACAAACAACTCGTAATCCAACAACGCCACACGAACACCATCTTCCTTCATTGTATCGCCGTTCACTCGGCGCATATAGATTGTGTTGTACCCCGTAACCGCAAGGCCGCACAGGTCAAAGCACTCTGTCAATTCTTTCCATGCCGCCGATAGCCCTACGGTCGAAGCGCTTTTGTGGTATATTTCAAAACGAATAATGACATTCTCAAAATCATGTGTAAATGTATACTCAGGCGTATCGCCTACAATCGACACAACTACATAAGGTTCGGTCGTGCCCACAGGGGCCTCATCCAAATGTATACCCCCAGGGGTTGCGGCTTTTAGTTCTACGTCCGCGACGTACTTGGTACTCAACGCAGCAAAGAAGTCTGAAAGTTTCATCCCATTGTTGCCCCTACTTCTTTGAATAACTTCATTATCCCAGCCCCACTTGCATATAGTGTTGAACCCATTACAGGTCGGGCCTTCATTTTAAGTGTGCTTTTCTCCAGGTAAAGCAGGTATTTAATATCCGAGCCCACCTGTCCTACAACCATTGTGCCGCCCATCGGATCGTTTTTAAGGCCTACACGCATCCGCATGCCACCGGCCAAACGTCCTGACCACGACGCGGGGGGCTCCCCCGCGCGACTCGCAGTATGCAACGCATAACTTGTACCAGGTGTTTTGTACACACGACCGCCACCCTTTTTACGCATCCGCCGCTGTATGTTGCCTTGTACCAGTAGACATGAAAGTGTTATGGCTTTCACAGTCTTGGTCTTGTAGTGCTTTAACACATCGTTTATGAACCATTCTGTTTTTGCCACACCCATTAGGCTTTTAACTCCAAGTGAACTTGCATACCCTTACCATTTCGCTGTATACCTTTGACCTGGTATGATACACTGTCAATTGTAGCTATATCATCCTCGACAACGGCTGCAATGTTTTTGCAGTGGAACCAAAAGTTCTTCATAACCACCTCCCGGCTGTATGCCGGGAACTCGGAGGCATCTACCTGTATGAGCATACCGGGAATACGCTTTGCCTTAGCACGCGGCGCAAGCGCCTGTGTTTGTCCCAGTTGATTATCCGACGTTAGGGTAGAAGTACTAAAGGTAGCCCTATCACTAGCTCTATGCCCCCAATAACGTGCAACATCATGTATTGCTCTTGATAGCATTTTATAGCCCACATACCGTATGTCGTTTGAACTTTTCCAAGGTTTCCCTCTGCCATTCCGTCATCTTGTCGGCCCTAAAATCAAATGCCAAGATACCCACACGTTCCCGCGAAGTCACGGGATTGTGGTTCCTTCGCGCGTAGCAGTAGGCCAACACCTGAAGGGCAAGCATCCGTAGGGCGTCAGGTACTGTGATATAACCCGCCGTGTAATCCACAATCACGTTCTGATATCCATCAACACTCCCTGTCAGCACCAGTTTGCCGGTTGTGCTGTACAGCCTAAAATCAGTCTCCCTTTTTTGTGGAATATACACAGGGGCTGCAACGCATAAACAACCGCCTCCAGCGGTTTCCAGCAACTGACTTGTCGGTGCATCACCGTGGTTAGTCGTAACCGAGCATGACCACCCCTTGCCCAAATCATTGATAGCTATTTCGAGTGCGGTCATTGTAGC